ATCTGATTTTTCTGCTCTCCAATTATTAAGTGATTCTAAATCTTTATGTGCAATTAAATGTGCTGTATTTGGATCTCCTTGTGCCGCAATAATATTTTTCAATGCTTCTTGGTTTTGTTTCATTTGAAACACCTTATCATTATTTAACAACTTATATTGATAGTTTCTTATATCTTCACCAATACCAAGTCTTTGTGCTTTTTGTAAACTACCTGCCATTCTAATTTTTTCATTAATAGGATCAAGTAGATTTTGTGATAGTTCTTGTAAATCTAATAAATCTTTTTGTCTTGCATTTTGACCTGTTGTAAGTTCTACCGCAGCATTAAACGCAGCATCTAAATATTGTTGATTTTGTTGTTCTAAGGCGTTTGCCTCATTTTGTCTTTGTATTTGCAAATTACGTATAGCTTGCAAATATCTTAATTCTTCAGCTCTTTGCTGTTTGATATTTGAAGATCCTAAAAATCCACTTAATGCGTTATATCCGTATGCGTCCATTAGTTTTGTGTTATTCCTGGTGTAGTAAATTGTGTAATATTGTTTCCACCTCCATATATATCATCTTGCAGCATTGATGTTAGTTGGTAATAGTATGGTGATGTTGTTCTTGATGCAGATCTTTCTTGTAGTGAACTAAACACCTTACTTGCAAAATTTGATGCACCTCTTTTATTTTCTAAAGCCATTGATAAATCTGCTGTTTGCTCTGCTTTAGATTTATTTAACTCAAATTCTTCTGCAAATGATAATGCTTTTGTATACCTATCTTGATTTTGTCTATTAAGCTCAGCATCTTTTGCTGCAAAATCTAATAGAGCACTAGCTCTTGCCGTATCTAAAACACCAGACATAGCTAAGAATTTAGCCCTATCTCCTGCAGTTCCCCTAACAGAATTTTCTAAACCTTTTCGATATGCATTATCAATATCTAATCTTGCCTTTCTTGCTTCTTCTGGACTAAAGCCCATTTTAGATAATTGTTTTGTTTGCTCTAAATGTGCTTTAAATTGATTAGATAGACCTGGCAATTTTGTTGGTGGAACTTGTTTCATTGATTCAATAAAAGCTTTTTCACCTAATGCAGCTAACATTAAATCATCTGGACCTTTTATTTGATTTCTTATTTGCTGTACTAAACCAAGCGTTCTGCTAATATCCATACCAACTTTTCCAAGTTTATCTAAAAAGTTTGGTTGTTGCATATTCTTTGGTCTATCAACTATTGTGTCTTCTTGTGGAGCTTCTATATAATCTGGTATACCATTATTATTTTGATCTAACATTTCATTAGAAACTATCTCATCATCTTCGAGGCCGTATGCTGTTGGCGTATCATCTTCGAATCTTTGATTTACATTTTTTGTAAGCATATCCATGTAAGATGTAGCTTCAGGTGATAGTTCACCATCATTATATGCTTTTAGTAAATCATCATTATCTTTATACTTACCTAACTCATCTTCTACAGACATCAGTCCTGCAGGTTGATTTATAAAACTTGTTTTAGCAGGATCATCATCAGGTAATTTATCTATATACTTTTGATATTCGGCTAATCTAGGATCTAAATCTGGTTTATCTTTTTTTGCTTCTGTATATATTTTGAATGGTCTTTGTACTCCAGGAAATGTAGTTGTTAATTCTCTACCCTCATCTTTAAGATCTAATTCTAATAAAGACAATCCTTTTTCGCCTTCAGCTAAACTTTTTAGTCTTTTTACTAAAGCTTCTTGTCCTGAAAACTCGCCCTTCAAACCTTGTGCAAAAGTTACTTTACCTTCAGGATTTTTAGATAACAAATCATCTATAGTACCGCTTTCTAAATATATTTTTTCGTATGCTTCTTCTAAAGCTTTTAGATCAGCTTTGTTTGTATATGCGGATAGTATTTCATTAATTATATTAGGCGTATTGCCTTCTTCTCCTGTAGTAAGCCTACCAGTAGCACCAAATGAACCCATACTTTTAAAAAGTCTAAGTGCATCTTCTTGATATCTTTCATTAGATTTTGTTCGCATTAATCCATATTATTTTTTTTCCATTTCTTATGATTTTTTACAATCATATCTATAACTTGTTTTGTAGACATACCTGGCTTATATTGATCTTTAATATGATCATAAACACCAGCACCTGGTTCTGCTTTTACACCTGTATCTTTACCATTTTTATCCATAACAGTTCCATCAGCTGCCACAGGTAATGGATTCTTTTTATGACTTGCTGCACCAGGAGTTATATTTTTTGGATTATTAGCTTCTTCTTTAAATATTTGTGCAGCTTTTTCTTTATTGCCTTTTTTTATCTCTTCACGCATTTCTTCTTCTCTGTTATTTACAAGTTCGCCACCTGTAAATTCAGCAACAACATCAGCTTTTCCGCCCTTTTCAGCTTTCATTTTTACATCTTCGTAAACATTTTGTTTTCTTGCGTTATCATTTGAAACAAAACCTGAAGACTCTTGATTATCTTTCATGTTTGGATATAATTTATCCAACATTTTTTCTGTAAAGTTTTTTACTTGATTAGTATTAGCAAAATCATTTTTACCAATTGGGCCAGAAAACATTACATTTTTAAAAAATTCATTTTGCTGTCCTATTCCTGATCTAGTGTAATTTTTCATAGCCTCTTTGTAATCATTTTTTACAACTGCATCAAAAAATTCTTTTTTATTTGAATGACCAGTTCTTAAATAATCTTGTAATACAAATTGACTTTTTATTGGTAATTTTGAATACGCACCTTTACCGTAATCTGAATCTATTTTATTTTGTGTTAATTTTTCAAATTTAACAAAATCTTCTTTAATCATATTTTGTACAGTTTTTGCTGATAAAGGCGGTTGATCTCTTTTTATTTTTTTTGCTTTATCTAAACTTTTAACTGTATCAAGTACAGAAAATCCAATTTTTACTGAATATGTATTATTATCATTTTTTTCAATAAAAGGTTCATATGTTTTGTTTTCTGGTATAAAGCCAACTGAATTTGGATTATTCATACCTATTACAGCATTAATATAATTTGGAACCATATTAGCTTTTATTCCAAATTTTACTATTTTTTCTGATCTATCACTCATCTTAACCTATATTTGCTTGTTGATAAATATTTTCTTTTTCATCTTGTTTAGCAGTAATAAAACCTGCTGATCCTGATCCTCCTGAAATTCCATAAGGATTTACAGCTAAACTCCCAGGACCATATGCACCAATTGTTTTTATTGCTGGTATAGCAGCTGGACCTGCTGGCTGCATTTGAATTTCTGGTATTGGTGGCATTTCTAAATCTGGTCCATCAAATAAATCAATTACATCTCCACCTAAACCTGTAACAAAATCACCAACAAAATCTATAGCAGGAAATGCAACATTTTCCCCTACCTCTTCCATAACATCTGTTACTGCACCTACACCAAAATCTACTACATCTCCAGCAACATTTAAAGTGCCCTCAATTCCTGGTATAATTACACCTTGAAAAATTGAGTCTATTCCTTGAGTAACTTGATTTAATACTGGTCTACCAATATTATCCATAACTGGATCAATAGTAGCACCAGCTACATCTTGAGCAATATTAAATACTGGATCAGTAGCTCCTTGTGCAACATCTGATGCTGCTCCCAAACCACCTTGTAAAATATCACCAGCAGCATCAACACCAGTATCAAGTATATCCATTGCTCCTCCAACAAGGCCACCTAGCGCATCAGCAGCACCACCTACTACATCAGAAACAATATTTGTTACAGCATTAAAAAATCCTCCAAAAGGATATTTAGGAACTTTACCACCTTTTTCCATACTTCCGTATCTAAAGTTGCCAGTACCATAAGGATTATTATAACCTGCTGTTCTTTGATAATATCTTTGTTCAGCTTCTTGTCTATCTCTAGCATCTCTAGCTTCTGTTACAGAATCTCTATAGGTATCAATTATTTTTTGATTTCTTTCTTCTATTTTTTGTTCGTACTCACGTTGTAATTTTCTAGCTTTATCTCTTTTCTTCTTACCTCCAAATAAAGAAATGCCTAACCCTATCAACCATCCATAAGGTCCTAACGCAGCTAATGGACCACTGCCTGCTGCTAACATTGCACCTATTGTAGATCCCGCACCCATACCTGATACAGCAGCTCCTAACATCTCACCACCTGTAAATGTAGTCGGATCATCATCATCAAAAGCACTTCTAATTATCCTACCTACTATATATGTTGGCACACCTGCAGATGCACTACCTCCTTTTAGATTTTGAAAATAATTACTAGCAGCTTGTGGTGCTGTAGGAACATTTTGTACAGTTCCAATATCTGTGGTACCGTCAATAAAAGGTTGAGGACTTCCTTGTGGTGTAAAATTTCCAGCTGATACATTTTGTGTAAACGGATTACCAGCTACTGTTCCTGGTCCAGTCCCAAAATTTTGACCAAATAAACTTTGCCCCACTGTTGAACTACCAAATTTAGATCCAAGTAATTGTGTACTCATTCCTATATTTTGCAATCCACTCATTACTGATTCACCTATTCCAGGAGATACTGTATAGTCAAGTGGATTCATTATTTCAGGATTCATCATCTCTGCTGTACTATAGTCTATTGCAGGATTTGCAACTCCACCATAAGGAGTTGTAAAAGTTCTATTATTTACTAGCTGTATTTTATCTGCTGTTGCACCAGTTGGATTTATTACGTTTCCATACTGATTTAAGAATTGATTTATATCACGATATGCCATTAGTTATAAGATTTTCTGTATTTTGCCAATATTGCAAATATATTAAATTTTTCTGTGGTTCTTGCTGATACCCTTACTCTTAAATACGTTCCTGTAATTCTTGGATTTGTTTCACCTTCTCCAACATTAGAATAACGAAGCGGTATTCTTAACACTCCCTCTCTATATTTATGTAACACATCTGTAAAATCTGTTTGTGTTGGATAAGTAGGTCTATCGCTAGTTGCAATATCTATTAAACCCGATTGCACAAAATCAGTTACAAATTCTAAAGATTCAAAATATACACCTGAATCTGTTGATTGTATACCTCTTTTTGTTAAAAGTTTATTTCCTTGACCATATAAATTTTTAAACTCTCTATCTAGTGTGCCTACAGTGCTAACAACATTTAAGTTATCAAACTTTTTATTTTCCTGTGGTAAATCATTAATTACTTTTTCAACATAAGATTTGTGAATAATTTTTGCTTCACCAATAGGGGCATCACTTTTTAGTAAAGTTCCTTGACTTAAACTAGCATCGTTTATAATTGTAATTGTTTGTGTTGTTGTATCATATTCACCAATTATAACACCAGCATCAGTTTTAAATTCTACATTAGTTCCATCTGCATCACCTAGATCTATTAATTGTAAACCTCCATTATAGTTTCCATTAGCATCTAAAAAACTATTAGGATTAAGAACTTTGAATATTAAAGGATAGCCTATTGTAGCATCAAAAGTGTTGCTTGTGCCATTATTATCTGCAGGATGTAAAAAAACATCATCAAAATAAACTGTTTTATCTACATCTTCATCATTCCATCTCCAAAGTTGTACAGATCCTCTACTTAACTCATGACTAAAAAAGATATAATTAGCCATATTATATTTAAAGTCTGGATATTTACCATATGAACCAGACAAAGATGCTCCAAATATTGGTGCTGATGTAGAGTGATGCCATGCATTAGCTAAGTCGCCATCTAATTCATAAGACAGCCAAGGTATTCTGCTTTTAGGTGTATATAAAGATCCTTGATGTTGTATCCATTGTTGTGGATAACACGAATATTTACTTATAATTGCATCCAAATCTTCACTATATGCTATAGTAGTATTAAAAATAGATTTATCAGCAAAACCGCCCACGGAAGGACTGTTAGGATTTTCTGGATCTGTTCCGCGTACTCCATTAGCGTTAGCAGGGCTATTTAATTGATTTATATATTTTCCTGTTGGATATTTGCCTCTATCATATTGATCTATAGTTATTCTATCTAAAAATGTCATATATAGAGTATTTTCAAAATAATCAAAGCCAGCATGTATACCAATAAAATATAAAGGCATATCTTGTACATTAACTCTTGGATGTTTATGATATCTATCTTCTAGTTTTAATCTACCATATTTACAAGCTCTTTCAAATATATCTTTTGTTCCTAAATCATCTGATATAGAAACAAGTTTTTTATCTGTTCCATATTTTAAAAACTTTGCAAAATCTACATCAAAGAAATATAAGTTTCTTTCGCTAGCTACAACACTATGCATGTGTTTTGTACCATATTTTACAGATATATATTGATGTGATTCAATAGTATCACCAGATCCTGTAAATAAAGATTGTACGCCACTTGCATCTGATATAAATGTTCTTGGGTTTACAAGTAATTGTCCAAAAGCTTTTTCTTGAAAAAAATGTATCTCATTATTATAATTAATAATTCTATTTATTTGTCCATATATTGCTTCAACATCGTAAAAATTAAATATTGGAAAAACTCTAAATGCATCAGTTTGATCACCTGATAATTTTGTTTTTGAATAAGCTATTTCATTAGGTAATTCCGTTACTGTAACATCTTCTTCATCAATAGTTAAAAAACTTTTTAAATTATTTTGTTGAGAATATGTTGCATTATATAGCCAATCATTACTAAATGGAGGTGTTTGTTGATCAAAGCCCTCTATATGATCATTTGCTCCTAAATGATATCCACCTCTCATATCAGTATTAACAACTGACTCTACAGGAAATACTAACCATTTTGCAAAAGATTTTTCTGGAAATGGACATGTTGTAATTTGATGTGAATATAAATTTACAAATGTATCTCCACCAAAAACTGTACTGTGTTGATGTTGATCTTGAACATTTATCGGATGATAATTACCAGCTATAATCCATCTTGTTGAATTTATAGCTGATTGTGTTCTACCTCCATATTGACCACTATTATTAACAACAACATTAACATAATTATAGTAGGGTATATATGTGTCCCATGATCTATGATCTTGACTTTGAGAAGAAATAGTTACGGGATGATTTATTTTATTTTTAGCATAATCTTGATTAGCAACAACATATCCAACATCTTTAACACTTGTCCAATTAGTAGAAGAATACAAAAGTATTGATCTTGTTCCCATTTGTACTGTGCTTATTGATGAATAATCATCATTGTCTGAAATATTTTTACCAAATTCAGCATACGACTTCCAACCATTTGGACCATGCCAATAATATTTTCCTAAACCAAAATTAGAAAATCCTCTATTATGTGGATATTCCATGCTAGCGCTTGTAAGACCTGTAAAAAATCCTTTACCTACAAATTCTCCATCTCCAATTTCTTTTGAATTTGTTATTGTTGTAAGATACCTAAAAGTATTGTGTATATCACCACCTCTTATAGGTTGAGCACCTGCGCCATAATTAGATGTAAAAAAAGGATCATCACTAGGTGCTGTTGTTCCACCAGGTGTATAGGAACTATAATTCATATCATTATTATCAACATTAACATGACCATTAACATATAAGGCGCCAGTGCTATTTGTTAAACCATTGTAATCATAATAATTACTAAGATAGTTTCCAAAATAAGTATCAAAAACAAAACATTTTCCCACCATTACACCAGATTTATTTGCACTATCTGTTTCTTTTCTTGTAGAAAAATATAAATCATCATAAAAGTCTGAAGTGCCAAAATGACCAGAACTATAAGTAGCGGTACCATAACCCCAAGAAATTCTTCCATCTGCGTTTGTATTCATGTCATGATAGTCATATCTTTTTTGATCATATAGCTTTAGTATTGATACAACTTTTATAAAAGATTCTGATCTATGACTATATGGCCTAACACCAAATGCACTGTCTGGAGAAAACAAAAGTCCAATATTTTTACAAAAACCACAGAATCTATGCCAATTAGATAAATTTGGATCATGAACATCTGTATTTCTTACATAATATTGTAAACTTCCAAATTCACCTGAATGAGAATAAAAATTTCCATTCGTACTACCATCATTCTCATTAAGATATCTATTACTATTATCAGAACTATTTTGACCAACAACCATATTAGATCCACATGATATTCCAACATACCCATTTAAATTTGTATCATAAACTTCACAAACTTTATCAGCTGAAATAATATCTGTATCTCCTTGATCTACAGGTGCTGAAAAATTTACTGCATCACTACTTGTTACATATCCAGAACTCTGTATTGTATTATGTCCATAATTAATAGTTTGATTTACTAGCCCTGACTGCAGAATAGTACGATCTGATTCTGTTCTTTCTGCTCGAACTACTCTAAATCCTGATATTTTATCTCTAACATGTTTAGGAACTTTAAAAGTAAAATCAATTGCTAAATCAAAAGTAACATGTAATCCATCAATTCCTTTTGGTGTAAATGGATGTCTTTTATGATTAGAATAATCTGTGCTATTATCATACATAACAGAACACCCTGGAACAACACTACTACCATTTGCTGATAATCTAAAATCTTGCGCTAAAGGATTTTGTATATATTTTGTTAAAGAATTACCTGCATCACGTCCTAGCTGTGTATTATCTAAATCTAATTGCCAATTTATATCATGATGGTCTGGCATTTGTATATCACCCATCCAAAGAACATTTCCAGGATCACCATTAAGATCATAAACTAAAACTCCAAATCTATATGTTTCGCCTCTTTGATAACCTCTTTTTGTTCCTGCTGCCATTGGATCTTTATTAGCACCCATAGACATAGTTGCTACATATTCTGTATCAGTATTATTTGTTAGACCAGTAGGTCCAACTAAATTATCTGTTTGTATAGATTCATTGACAGTTTGTGCTGCAAAAAAAACAGAAGCATCGCTATTATTACCTCCTCTATTGTCAATATTATCAGCTACTTTTGGCACTTGCCTAAAAGACATTTGAACACCTCCTAAAAGATTTGTAGCTGGAGCTCCATCTGATACACCATAATATCCATAACTAGCACCACCTAATATTCTTCGATCTTTAGTATTAGTTACAGTATTGTTAGTGCCACCTTCAAAATCTCCATCTGTCCACTCTACACTTTGTGCCTTTGTTGGTAAATATCTATGCGCAAGATGTGCATTATTTGATGAAATATTAACTTGTGTATATCCTGTATTTGCCGCATTACCGCGAACAGATCCCCCTGTAACTACATCATCAATATTATATACAGTATTTACACTACCGTTTATATAATAATCAATAACGTTAGAATCATTACAAGTCAACATGCCTTCATTTAAATCTGAATCAATATTATATCTAAGTATTTTTATATTCCACTCTTTTTCAGATATGTAATTTTTTTTGCTACGAAGATTTGCTGCAAATAGTACATTATCTTTTATTGCTATATCTTTACATATATCCCATGTGTTTGACGGTATTAATATTTGAGCTACACCATCATCAATAGATTCATTAAAAGTTGTGTGTGTAAATGTTACTTCATTAGAATTATTAATGTCAAAAACACCAACTTCTGCGACTAAAGGTGGTGTATTTTCTGTTGGATAATACAAAGCAAAAACTTTAATTGAGTCGTATCTATCATCTAAGTTTGTAACTTTACAATCAAAACCATCTGTAGATATTTCTCCTGCTGGACTTCCTGAATATGTTGTATAAGACTGACTATTAGAGTTAGATATATGATACATATTACTAAAAGGTGAAATTCCAGATTCTGCACCTGTATCAGTTTGATATTTATAACAATATTGATATACTCCTGCTCGCAAACTACCGCTAACCATTTGTGTAACAACAATTTGACTATGATTAGATTTTGGTATAATATCAAGCTCTTGTGGCTCCATTGTGTGTATATCTGGATCTTTTAAGCTTAAAGTTCTAAGAGGATTAATATTATCAGTCCAGTAAACTCTTGATATAGCTTCATTTTCTATAATACCCTCTACCCTACATTTTACTAGGGGATCCATATTTAAATTTGGAAATTGATTAACATTGCTTGGAGAATTAAATGCCACTCTCATATCAGTGCATTTTATAACTTCATTTTTATCATTAAAATCTAAAAGAAAAAATGCTGTTCTAAAATCTCCTGTAGCTGTTGATCCAAATGTTTCTCCGTAACCAATATATCCGCAAACAATTAAAAATAATTGATTTTTAAATGAAAAATGTCCCACAATATTAGCTGCTCCACGCATAAACACACTGTTTCCACTTGAATCACCAACATCAAAAGGTTTTCCTCCTATATCTTGAAAGTATTTATTTGGGACAGAACTACTGCCGCCTCCATAACTATCTAAAAAATCTTTAGCTATATCATCTAAATCTACTACCTGTTTATTGCCATTTATATTTTCTATTGTAAAAGTTGTGCCTTCATTGTTGACAAGCTTTACATTCATAGCATCTCTGTATGATCCTTCTAACTGATATCTAGGATCTACATCACTAATAAGTCCTTTTGAAAAACCTGTTGCTTTACTTTTTTTTCCTGCCATTAGTAACTATTTAAACCATCATAAAGTGGTGGATTATGTGATGTAACTGGTACACGAGCATTCCATAACTTTCCAATTTTTAAAAGCTCTGCAGAATTAGGCATATTGTCATCACCTCTAACTTTAGCACATAATTGATACCATCTTCTTTCTAAATCTTTGACTATATATTGAGGAACTTCTCCAGCATAATATCCTACAGATTTATATTTCCACATTATATAAAAAGCTATTGCTTCTTCATGTCCTTGCAAAATCATAGGATATCCTTCTGATCCCAACGGCACAGCTAAATAGCTAACTACAATATCTTCACTTGTATAATCAGCAGAAAAATTAACTCTATTACCATTAATATAATATCTGTTTAATTGATCAGAAACTCTACTTTTAAACTTAGAACTTGTTGGTGTTAATATACTATCTCCAGCTCTAATACTTAAAAGTTTTACCATATTATCAGGTAATTTTATTTGTTTATTGTGTATTCTCTCTTTACCACCAGAAAAAAACTTTGTAATTTTTCCAACTCCATTTGTTTCTAATGTAATATTATTTCCTATATCTCCAGATCTTCCAGCTGATAATGTTATAAAACTATCACCAGTATTGTGTTCTACTAAAATACCTTTAACACCATAATAATAAGAGTTGTTTAATTTAGACACAAAATTTCCTAATGTTGTATTTAAGTTAACTCCAATACCAACTATATTATCATCATTATCAATAACATTAGCTATTGTTCTAAAAGTAAATCTTACATCATTTATTTTAATAAAAGATTTTTCAGCAGGATTTTCATCAAAATCAATTTTTGCTGTTGCTTTTGTTGGTAGAGCATTGTGATATGTTATTTCTTTTTCAAGAAATGTTTTATTACTACCTATATATTGTTCAGCTTCGAAAGCCCACTCAGCCCAAGTTTCTATATTATTGCTATAGTTAGATAAACCTAAATTACGTGCTACATTATTAAATACTCTATTTACTGGTACATGCATAATATATTATTTTAAACTGAAGCTATAAATACTTCTAATTGATGTCCTGCTACTCCTTTTACTTTTAGTGCAGTAGCATTGTCTAAGGTTGTTCCTCCGTTACCACCTTCTACCGTTGTTCCAGTATACATAATGCTAGTAGCTGGAGCTAAAGATGTATAAGCAGCATCTGAGTCTTCATCATCTAAACCTACCTGCAAAGCATCTGTACCATCTAAATTAGTTACTCGTATATATTTTACAGAAGCTCTTTTAAAAGTTCCTACTGATTCTCCTGATCCAAAAGTAGCTACTTCTGTTAAATTAGTATTCTCTAACTTCATAACTCTTTTTGATACATTAGCAATAGAAGTAAATGTATGCGTCATTGTTTGTGCAAAATCTCTTATGTCTGCTGTTACATCATGCCCAACACCCAAAGCTTCGGTAATTGTTACTGTGAGCGAGGCTGCGTTAATATCAGTATCTGCCATTTTATGTTGTTTTTAATTTATTAATTTCTTTTTTAAAATTGCCTAATGGCATAATTTTACATTTACTATATTTTTTTGGTCTTTTCCAAACTATTTTATAGTAATAATCATCTAATATAGGAACTTTATATTTTACAAGTTTGCCTTTTTTATTAGATTCATTTATATCTACTCGATAATGAAATGCTCTTTTGTGTTCTTTTTTATCTAAGTATACATATCCAAGATCACATGGTAAATGAATTAACTCATTTCTTAAAACGACATCTCTTATCAATATTTCAAAAAACCTAGATATAACCGCATAATAGGTTTTATAATCTAATTTCTTTGTTCTATATTTTTTTTGTCCCCTTAACCATTGTCCCTTTATACTAACAAGATTTTTTATATTATTATAAATATCTCTTGCTGTATCATATTTATCTTTGTACTTTTTGCTGTACAAGTTTTGCTGTGTCTGCATTATCTGATATTCTATCGTTTGGCACTGCTAATTGTGCTTGTAGCTCTTGTAATACACTTTGTGTTAGATCCTGTACTAAATATTGTGGTATTGGATATATATCGTCATCAGTCCAATTAGGTAACTCTGTTGGGTTTTGTAAACACACATTAGCGTATACTCTATATTGTATTGGATCTGTATAACTACCAACAGACTCTCTAAAAACACTTCTAAGCTGTTGTATAATCAAAATCTGTCCAGTTGGATTTGAATACATATCTGTATATGCTGCTGGTGACACTGCATTACTAAATCGATTAAATTTTTTGTTTATTACTTCATCTTTTGAAACAACAGGAACTCCTATAGGTGCATGATTTTGATTATTACTATATTGTCCATATTTTAAATATAATTCTTTAAAACCAAAATTATTATTGATATTTAAAAGCTGTGGATATTTTATTACAAGTCTACCATATTCATCATTATCTTCATATACATCAAAGTTATAAAAATCTCTGCCATAAAAATCTTCATTAAAAGTTACAGAACCTGTATAGTTAGATAAAGATATAGTTCTATCAGATAAAACTAAAAGTTCTGATGAACTTGCTGTGTTTGCGACTACATATGTTTCCCAATCAGTATCTTGCATAAAAAGATCCATGCTTTGTCTAGGATTAAAATTTTGAAAACATATACTAGGCAACTGTCTACCGCTTGCTGCTAATTGTCTTAACAGCTTTGCTCTATGATAGTGTACCCAAAATTTTACTTGCCTTGAACTTAAATCTTGTTCAGTATTGCTATTACCGCCATTGGCAATACTTTTAATATTATATACTATTTCATTTAATGTAGCCATACTACAAAAGTAATCTAAAATCTTCTATTAAACAACAATAGGCCTCACACCCCAAGATGATACAGCCTATTATTGCGCAGGGAGCAAAAAGCTCTTTATATCGATTTGCTTTGCTCTGCTTCAATTTGTTGAAACTCTACATTAGCTCCCTCAATATTTCCTGTCATTTTTCTTATTGCTATATCAATTATTTCTCTTTGATATATTTCTTTTAATGCATCATCTTGATTAGTTGCAAAACAATATTCATGACCTTTAAAAACTAAACAGTTAAATCGCCACTTCCCTGGATTTGTAGCAGCATTATTAATTACTGGTATTTGTGGAAAATAACCTACAAATATAGATGTTGCATCTTGTCTTACATAAGCAATAGGATGTTCTTCTGTAGCTTTGTTAAAAGGATCAGAGCTATAATTTCTTTCATAGTAATCTTTAAGACCTATTATTTTTGCTTGCTTTCCTTCACTAAAAGTTGTTGTATTATACGCTAGACTTACTTGTATAATATGAACATAATCACTTGGCAAACGAATTACACCAACTACCCAGTCAGTATTTGCGTTATTCATTTCTTCATAATACAAAAAAGAAGCTAATGCATCTCTAGAAACTTGCTCCTGTTCATAAAGTTGATAATGATTATTTATGTAAGAAGCTATAGCTTGATCTAAAAACATATTTTTTTCATCTTCTGTAAAATATGGTTGATCTGCTTTATCTAATAGCAAATCCATTAAATCATGAGCTTCTTGTAAATTCATTATTTACTTTCTTTTTCTGGTTCAACAATTTCTTCTACCACTTCTTCTACCACATTGCCTCGTAATTGATTTTTAAGTAATGCGTGTATATCAGCGTTATCTTTTACCCATAATACAGCTTGGTCTTCTGTTAAGCCAATAGTTGCTGTACCATACTTATACACTCCATTTACTCTTGCAAAAATATCTTTAGATAAACATTTTCTAATAAATATTTTTATTGGTGCATCCTTATCATCTAACGCATCTAAGAATCTATTTGGGTTGTCGCTAGCATATCCAATGATTTTAGCTTTACGTATGTTATCATCCCAATCACCATGCAATCCAATTAAGTGACATAAATCTTCTATTTCTTTTTTGCTTAATGTAGCTGCTGCAGTTACAGCATCTGCTTTTGCTAAAGACATTTCAGCTGCGTTTCTTTCATTAGCTGATAAATCTTCTAAGACAAAATTACCCCCTTTTACTAATGGATGATCTTTAAGAAAATCAAATACTCTTTTATCATACTCATCATTTAAGTCTAATGCTACGATAGCACTAAACATTTCATATCCTGTAGATACTTCTCCGTCTAATGTTTTTAATGAGATCTTAGAACCTCCACGACCAGTATAAGTAGAAAACTTACAATAGTTAAACTTACCTGGGTTTTTTGCTTTTATTAAAACTGTGTGTTTCATTTTTATAGTTATTAAATTAATACTCCCTACTTTGGTGGTAATTTCTTACCCTTTTTTTCTTTGACAATCTTACCATTTTCTATCCATGTTTTATTGCCAGAGTGTGTATTCCATTTGAAGCCACTTTGTCCTCCAATAAAGAATCTTTCTTTTTTACTTTGTTTTTCCTCCCTAACCTTTTTTTTAAATCCTTCGGGATCTAAACTTTTTAAATACTGAACTAAATTCATATTGCAAATATAAGAATAATGGAAGGGACAAGCCCTTCCGTTACTCAAATTGTTATTACGATGTAGTAAACGCTTGATCTACAGATCCAACAGCATGGAAATAGTAACTAGTTCCATCTGTAAATAAATCTACAAAATCACCTTGCTTAGATGCTGCCTCAACAATAATGTTTGATACAGCAGTACCAGCAGTTGAATTTGCTACGTTACCTTGTCCGTCATCGTTAACTCCGTCAAGAATAGCACTTCCAGCAGCGATAGTAATATCATTTGTTGGAGTATCTTCTTTAACAATGAATTTACAATTCCATCCAGCTTCTAAACTAGCAGCTACAGGTAATGTAATTTGATAAGCACCACCAGCAGAATCTAACATAAAAACTTTACCACTATCTTCATTAGTTAAAGATACAGCAGCAGTTACGTTTTCTACTATTTTAGCATATCGTAATTTTGGAACAAAAACTGCTTCTTCACCAGCAGCTAAAGAGCCACCAGCTGTGTCTGTTCCTGTTAAGAAACCTGCAACTGCAGTTCTTAACTTACTAAAATCAAATTTCAAAGCCATTTCTATTTATTTTAAATATTAATAATTAAAGTATTGCCGTTTAAGCTTCTCTTCCGTCAATACTAGTTAAGTGATTTCT